GATGCAGAACTGCAAGAACTGGTTAATTTATATGACCAAAAGTTCGCATTGGCGACGGAAGCTGGACTACAGCAAATAGCAGGATCGAAAGAAGAGCTTGCTTGGGAACTTCAAGATCTATTTGGAGGTCTTTATGATAATATCGATGTTGATACAATCGCTCAGTACTTTGATGGCACCTTGGATACTTTATTTGAAGGTCTTTCTGGGTGGGTCAATAGCGATGGTAGCGAAGTGGTAAATAAGACTATTAAGTCATCTCTTAAAGCTTCTGCGGAGAAGACAAAATCATCAGCAACATCGGCTGGAAAGACGACAGCAAAGAATGCAGTTTCTGGAGCAAAGTCTCAAGAAGGAAGTTTTACAAGTGCTGGAACTTCTGCTGGAGCTGCTTACGTTTCTGGTATACGAAGCCAGATCTCAGCTGCTAAAGCGGCAATGGCCGAATTAGCTTCGATATCTAGCAGTGCAAGTAGTCAGGGTTCTAATGTTTCAGCTGGTTTGGCAAATGGCATTACGCAGAATTCTTCATCGGCAGTGTCTGCAGCTAGACAGATGACCTTGAATACATTAAAATCGATGAGTACCGCTTTGCAGATCCATTCCCCTTCAAGAGTTACTGCAGAATATGGAATGTATACGGCCATTGGCTTGGCAAACGGGATCTTAAAGTACACCGCGAAAGCTGCAATAGCCGGTCAGAAGCTTGGTGATGCTACGGCAGATGCAGTATCATTAGGTGTCGATCGTGTTTCAAACATTATAGATGATATTTCCGATCCCGTTCTTAGACCAACTGTCGATATTAGCGGAGTTACAAAATCCGCATCCGACATCGAGAAAATGTTTAATGATGCTATTGCTACCGTGAATGTGAATGCGGTTGCCACGTCTGCCACAATGAGCAAGAAGACAACCAAAGCAGAGGAAAGTAGCGCGAAGAAGGCTGAAGATACAAAGAGTGAGGGAAATACCTACAATTTTAATCAGTATAACACTTCGCCTACGGCATTATCTAGAATTGATATTTACAGACAGACGAAGAATCAGTTTACACAATTTAAGGAGGCGATGGTATAAACCATGATAAAGAATATTACAATCATCAATCATCTTGGGGAATCGCTTCATATCTCTATGACAGAGCCTGAGAAATCGGGCTTCATCATAAAGAGTATTACCGGATTGGGCCCAGTAAAAGCCGATACATTCTTTAGTGAATTCACAAGCATGGATGGAAGTATCGACAATGGTTCCAGGTTAAACACTAGGAACATTGTTATGAACTTCATGTTCTTGGAAAATCCATCCATTGAGGCTACTCGGCTCCTTTCCTACAAATACTTCCCGATCAAACAGAACATCACATTTCGAATTGAGACGGATGCTCGAATCTGCGAAACGGTCGGAAGAGTGGAATCAAATGAGCCTGATATTTTCAGTGAGAAAGAGGGCTGTAGCATTTCTATGATATGCCCAGACCCGTACTTCTATTCCGCTGGCGAGTTAAATAGAACTGTTTTTAGCGGCATTGAGAACGTTTTTGAGTTCCCATTCAGCAACGAATCACTGGATGAGAATTTATTGGAGATGTCCAGAATTAATTTAAAAAAAGAAGGAACTGTATTCTATGAAGGTGATTCTCAGATTGGTATTACAATTCGCATTCACACAATTGGTCCTGTCTCTGGTCTAAAAATTTACAACATCAATACCAGAGAAGTATTCGCATTCAATGACGAGCGATTTGAAGCTGCTATGGGTTCTGGAATGAAAGCCGGAGATGATATTACTATCGTCACAAATAAAGGGAAGAAGTCCGTAACCATACTACGAGATGGAATAACAAAAAATATTCTTCACACCATCGATAAGCCAATGACTTGGTTTCAAATAAGTAAAGGCGACAATCTATTTGCTTATCGAGCAGATGAGGGGGAAGATAAGGTTCAGTTAACCATTGAGAATCAAGTAATCTACGAGGGGGTATAGTCTTATGGATATTTTATTATTAAATGAAAAACTTGAAACTATATCCGCCGTAGATGCTTTTGAATCTTTTATATGGACCGATAGATACAATGCTTATGGAGATTTTGAGTTGTATTTACCAGTATCAAAAGATGTAGTTGATCAATATCAAGTTGGATATTTTCTATACAACAGTAACTCAGAGCATGTGATGATTATCGAGGATCGAGAAATTGAAACCAGTACAGAGAATGGAAATCACTTGAAAGTGATTGGGCGTTCTTTGGAAAGTATCTTATCACGAAGGATTGTTTGGGATCAAATCTCACTAAGTGGATACATTGATGGTCAAGTGGAAAAACTTCTGAATGCAAATATTATTACCCCGACAATATCGGAACGAAAGATTGAGAACTTCATCTACGAACATTCTACAGATGAAGATGTAACGTCAGTTAAAGTAGATAATCAGTTTACGGGAGATAATCTATATGACGTTATGAAGAAGTTATGCGAAACGAGCTCTCTTGGTTTTAAGGTGACCCTGAGTGATAAAGGTGTTTTTGTGTTTTCATTGTATGCTGGGAAAGATCACTCATATGCTCAAGAAAAAAATCCATGGGTGGTATTTTCTCCAGAATTTGATAATCTATCCGGAAGTAACTACGTGGAGACAAATAGCTCAGCATCCAACATTGCTCTGGTCGCTGGTGAGGATCAAAACTCTAGTCGTAGAACTGTTATTGTCGGTGATACGGTTATAAGTGGTATGGATCGAAAAGAGCTCTATGTGGATGCTCGAGATATCCAGTCCGAGACATATAATGATGATGGTTCTAGCACGACATTAACCGATGCTGAGTATACAGCAAAACTTAAGCAGCGTGGAAATGAAAAACTAACAGAAGCGAAAGACGTTAAGTCTTTTGAGGGGAGTGCCGAAACGACAAATATGTTCATTTATGGAGAGGACTTCTCCCTTGGTGATATTTGTCAAATAGAGAATGAATACGGCATGCAAGAACGTGTTCGAATTACGGAGTTTATACAATCGATAGACTCAAATGGAACAAAAACTTATCCGACCTTTGAAGTGGTTTCGGATGATGAAGACAATAATACGTAAAAGGAGGTAAGAAAATGGCTTTTACATACGGATTTTACAATTCGCTGAACGGTGACCGAAAGTATAATGCCACCGAGATGTCAAAAATATTTGACGGTATGATTAATGATGGCGTATACTCGACGGTTGGGAAGTGTTTTATTGTAAAGACTACAGAAGATCAGAACAAAGTCATTGTGCAATCTGGTAGAGCTTGGTTCGATCATACGTGGAATTATCTTGATTCCGATATGATATTTGATGTTGAACCGTCGAACTTCCTACTTGATCGAATTGATGCTATCGTGATTGATGTAAATTCAGATGTTGAAAAACGAGAGAATTCGATCATGCTGGTACAAGGAACGCCATCATCAACGCCGGAGCGTCCAGAGTTAGCAAAAACGTTGGAACATACTCAATACCCGCTTTGCTATATTTACAGGAAGAGTAATGTCGAGATAATCGATCAAGCCAACATAACCAACACGGTCGGTACATCTGAGTGTCCATTTGTCACTGGTATTTTGGAGCATTTAACAACCGATGAGCTCATCTTACAGTGGAAGGCTGATTGGGAACGGTTTATCAAGGAATATATGGAAAGTGCTACTGAATGGATGGATGCTCGTAAATCCGAATATTTAGCTTGGTATGGTGAAATTAACCTTCAGTTCAATGAGTTTATGAAAGCTAGTAACAATACTTTTGATTCATTTATGGATGGGACAGAAGGTACTTTCTATGCTTGGTTCGAGAAGATACGAGGCGTTCTTGATACGGATTCTGCTGGGCATTTGCAGTTGGAAATTGATGATATTTTCGACACTACGGATTATACAGACAAAGATACCATATTTAACGATGATGGAAGCGTAACCGATAAGTATCCAACTACGGGCCGTTATGAAGTTACGAGGTTTAATGACGACGGCTCGATTACAAAAGTGTTGTATACAGCCGCCGGAGAAGTAGTTCGTACTTTAAATACAACATTTGACGATGAAGGAAATGTACATTATCGGTTGGGTAAGAAAAAGGAGGAAAGTTAATGAGTTGGGCAGAAGTAAAAAAAGTAAATAGCGATTTTGTAAATGAGCCGCTAAACTTCAATAACTACATCAATGATATATCTGTATTTGGAGCAGATAGCTACGTTATGGATAAGTCAAATGAGGATTTGTGGAGGCAACTGATAACATCATCGCTTACTATGTTCGGACACGATGCCATCCACGAATATGTTCTTACTAGATTTACAGATGATGATGTAGACTATATGATACGAAAAAATAATCGCCTAGGGCAATCCTTTAATTCTTTTTACAACATTGATAGCTTTATCGATGGTGGTATTGATAAGGTTTTGAGTCAAATGACGTATGCAGAATACAATAAGCTTGATAGTATATTTCAGCGTGGTATCAATCGGTATATTGATAAAATGACAAGTGAAAATGCTGGAAAATGGCTTGATAACATTTTCGGTGTATCTGATTTTTCATCATATGCAAGTATACCGGATATTTTAAAAAACACAAACTTATGGACGACTGTTATATCGCAGAATGAGTCGATGAGAGCGATTATTTGTTATGCTGCCAGTGCAGTTACTTTTGTAGCTACTGAAGATACAGAGATTTACAAGGACTTTATTAAGACTGTGGCTACATCTACACAGGCTATGATGGAATTGTTTGAAGCTGTTCAGGCAGCGGACAAATTATCAGAGTTTTTCGATGATGAAGATATTGCAAATACCGTGGCAAGCAATCGGGCAAGCATGGAAGCTATAATGTATAGCATTCCCGGATTTTCAGCTATGATTAGTAGTGAAACAGCCATGACTATTGTATCTGGAAATGAGACGGCTATTGAGGTGTTGGTGGAGGCTATCGCAAACTCAGCTAAAAGTGAGGCTGTTCTTAGTGATATAAACAACGATTTATCCGATATCTCTACTAATTTAGAGCAAATAGCTAATACGGATATCGTAATCGAAGAAGTTGGAGATGTTAAAAAAGAGATCGAGGTTGTAGTTGGTAAATTGCAGACTGTAACGTCACAGACGGATGTGCTAATAAATAATATTAATAAGATACTGTCAGACGAAGATGCTATGATTGCGATCGGAAGTAGTAAAATGGCCATGAATGCAATTGGAAATGATGCCAAAGCTACATCAACTGTTATAAATAATACTGAGGCTATGACAGCACTTATGAGCAATGCTAAATGCTTGGCCACTATCATATCAAGTGATATGACCATGGGTGCAGAATTTAGTATTGCGATGGGTAAATATGTAAGTTTGATTGATACGATTTTATCCTCATCGAATGACTTGTTTACTAAACAATATAATAGTAGTGCAGGGTCTTATACATCGAATGGATCTACTAATATAAATAGAGTAGAGACTAATACTATTAATATTATAATTCCAACCTCGTTTAAAGCGTATTCTTATTACGGCTTCAATGCCCCAGTTGTAATATATCATGACACGACAACTAAGTCGGTTTTAAGTAAGTCGGTATCGATCGGTGGGGGAAGTGCTGCATCATCTAATACTGTAACCGGTAGCATATCAAATGTTGTATCTTTTAATGGGTTTGGTTATCTGTTATCAGTATCACAGATCCCTAGCTCATCGCCGTCATTAACCATATACTATACGATATATACCTTAAAAAAATAAGGAGGACTAAAAAATGAAATGCTTATCAGATAGAATAAAAGATATTAAACAAAAAACGGAATCAATAGCCGAAAAGGCAAAAAGTTATGCAGATATTCAGAAAGAATTTGATACTGGTATCTCAGAATTAGCAACGGTTGTATGTAATTTAAACGACGCAGTTGCAGAAATGTCAGATATTGTAATTGAGATTGTTGACGAAGAGGAGGTAGAGTAGAATGGTAAAGATATTTGTAAGACGCATTAAGGCTGGTCTCATGACCATCGATGAGGTTGGAAATCTTTGGAGAAAGCAGGTAAGGGAGATTCTCGAAGCGGAGGGATATTTCAAGACGGAGGAAGAGGAAGTAATGCCCCCTTCAATTAATGAAATACCAGAAACCGTAGAAGAGAATTAATATACACTCTTTATATTTTAAAGGGGGTGATTCCATTGGGCTAGTAAATGTATACTAAAAGTAACTTATTAACCAAGCAAAAACAACAAAAAATTAGTAGGAGGACAAAATTATGGAATTAGAAAGAAGAAGCAGTGGCGTAGCAAAAGGTGGTTTGACAACGGGCATCATAGGTACTTCTCTTGGCGCGTTAGCCCTTTTAGGAACTGGAGCAAGTGCAGCAACTGGATTAGGACGTGCGGCTTATGGTGGACCAGCTGTGGTGCCGGTAGCAGCATCGACCTTAGAAGGCGGTGGATATTTATCCGGATGCTGTAGTGAAGATCATTTCGTAAATCGTTACGAGATGCAGGCAGAGCAAAAGATAGCAGCTTTAGAAGCACAGATTGCAATGAAGGATGCCAATACGGCAACCGATGCAAAGATGCTTGAGCTTTATAAATACATCGATGGTAAGTTCATTGGGTTCGAACAGCAGTTCTCTGCTCAGGCGGTTCAGAACCAGGCAACTAAGGACTCCTTCCAGATGATTTCTGATCGGATTCAGTGCTGCAGCAATGAGCTTAATACAAAGATTGCAAATGAGCGTCACGAAAGACGTTGTGCAGATAATACGATTGTTACTTATGCAAATGCAACATTCTATCCTAAAATGGTTGCAAATGTGACAACAGGAACTACAACAACGGCGCAGGTACTTTACAATCCGCTTCCGGTAGAAGGATGCGACTGTGATTGCAACAGCGGATGTTAATGTCGTTTTTGTTTATTGGGGTTGGAGACTACTAGGTCTCCTTCTCCTTTCTTTTTAACAGATTGGAGGAAACAAATATGGAAATGGTAAGTATTGACAGTATTGAGAAGGGTGTTGCAACTTATTTGGACACGGAATTAATGAATAAACTTCCACAAAGTGGATTTCAGAGAGTTATTGCTGGAACGGCAATCTCTTTGGCAATTAAAAAGTCTGGCAACATTGTAGAGGGATTAAAGGACGATCCATTTGTAAAGATGCTGGAAATTATGGATGCAGATGGAAATGTTGACATTGAAACTCTGAAGGATGAGGTAAAGGCTCAATTCCCAGCTGATGGAATTAAGGCTGATATTCCAATGATTGGCGTAGTAACATTCCAAAAAGCGGATATAGACAAACTTTACAACTGCATCGTAGCGGAAATCTAGGAAAGAATGGGGGTTATAATTTATGGCAGCAATTGATGAGGTGGTTACAACAAAAACCGCAACTACAATGACGGTGAAAAAGACATCAGAAAAGATGTCAATGACTATGATGACACTTCCTGATATTTTAGAAGCATTTCAAGAAGAACTTCCAGATGAAATCGATGGGTCAAATGAATATTTTGATATGGCACAAAGCGCGATGGATATGCATCATTATGAATTGGCAAAGTATCTATATGCCATGGGAAAAGATGAATATACGCATGCCAGCTTTATTCACGACACATTAGTGAAATACGACATCCCTGTCCCAGAAGAACAACGTGCCAGCTTCGAAGAGCTGAAAACAAGAATCCATAAGATATTTCGATAAGCCGAAACTCAATGTTGATTGGGAAAAGGTAAAAGATGTATTGAATTTCTTATCAAGATTCATTAGATTTTAAAGAATGGAGGAACCAATATGTTTGAACATTGGTTTAGTATGTTCGTAACCATATTTACGTCGATTTTGGCGTCTTCCGGTTTCTGGGCATATATTCAAAAGAAAAAGGATGCAAAAGATAATAAAATACAAATGTTAGTTGGTCTTGGTCATGATCGTATTATGGAGCTTGGCGGCGAATACATTGAGCGCGGCTGGATAACAAGGGATGAATACGAAAACATGCACGATTATCTTTATGCCCCATACAAGGAAATGGGCGGAAATGGATCGGCAGAGCGTATGATGAGAGAAGTTGACAAGTTGCCGATTCGCAATAACCAATACAATAAAAAGGAGGTTGAATAATTATGCAATTCTCAAACAAAACTTATGATATTTTAAAGTGGATTGCACAGCTGGTACTTCCGGCATTGGCAACTCTATACTGCGCTTTGAGTGGCATCTGGGGACTTCCATATGGGGAGCAGATTGTCGGAACTTTAGTCGCTTTGGATACTTTTATGGGAGCAGTTCTACATATTAGTACTAATGCGTACAACAATGAAGACGTCAGCAAGGATGAGAACTGATATTTGAGAACGTTGGGCTCGTGTATAAATCATGGGCTCTTCGTTTTTCGCATTATATTTTTACCCTATAATGATAAAATATTTAAGGAGGAATTATTATGAATACTAATGAAACTTTGAAGGAAGCGTTGTTGGAGAAGTACAACAGAACCAAAACAATTTTGGAAACCAGCGATGACGATGAGGAGTATAATGCTGCGGAGAATGATATGAACGATATTATCCGTGAATTACAGGCCTTAAACAAGGTTGAAGAGGAGTATTATGCGAAGCAGGAAGAGCGAAGAATTGAGGAAGAACACAACAAGGAGGTTCTGGAAATGGAAAAGATGAAATTGGAGGAACATACCAAAGTTGAGGAAAAACGAAATGAAGCAGCTCTGAATCTCGAGCATGAGAAACAGAAATTAACCTGGCAAAAGGTCGCATTTGAGGCGGGTAGAATATTGTTACCAACTATTCTATCAGCAGCAGTATATTTCAAAGCGCAGCGTAAGGTGCTAGAGTTTGAGGAGACGGGTAGAATCAACTCAACGCCTGGAAGAGAGCTTAGATTACCTAAGTTCCCCTGGAAATAAGAATCGACGAGGGCTCGTGTATAAATCATGGGCTCTTCGTTTTTCGCAATTTTTTCAACTCCTATGGTAGAAAAGAGTGGTATTTATGTTACAAAAACTTTTTAAAAAAGCATGAATCTAAAAGTGAGGAGATGTCAACAACAGATAGAAAAATTTACGTGCTCAAAAAAAATGCGGAAGTATTTAAATAAGGGTGACGTTAATGAATTTGAAGAATGAAAGTTCATTTTTAATTCGTGGGTTTTTATTGAGGATTTTGAGAAAGAACATAACGATATTTAAAGAGCGAGGGCTACATGCCCTTTCTCTTTTCGCGTTGAAATCTTACTCTATAATAGGAACTAATAAAACTTATATTTTTAGGAGGTATTATTATGAATGAGAAAAAGGGTCTGAAGGAACGAATTCTAGAAGCAAAGCTAAAAGCTAAATGGTTCTGTGAAGATGCAAAAAGATGGGTTGTAAAGAATAAAGAAGCAATCTTAATCTTAACTCCCGTGCTCATTCCTGGAATAATCGAAATTACAAAGATTGTTGCTAGGACTGGGAATGTGAGAGAAGAAAAACGATTGAAAGAAAATTATATTTACGATCGGTCACAAGGACATTATTATGAACTTAGAAGAAAGCTTAAAAGCTCAGAGTGGATAGAAATTGAAGAGCGTAAAGCGGACGGTGACTCATTAGGGGTAATCCTAAGAGATATGAAAGTCTTAAAGTAATGGTAGCGAAGCGTCAAGGAAACTTGGCGTTTTCGTTTTTTTTTCGCGTTGAAATCTCATGGTATAATAGAAACATAAAATGATATTTATAATAAGGAGGTAAAGATTATGATTACATTGTTGTTATTGTTTATGCTATTTATGTTTGTGGGGTTTTTAACAGCTTTACTAACAGGATTGATAGCAATGTCACCAATAATATTATTGATCTTGTGCTTACCGGCAATAGATTATCTGTTGTTTCGGTTAATTATAAGAAGAAAGAAAAAGTAAACCGAAGGGGGATCATGAAAATGGTCTCCTTTTTGGTTTCGCGTAAAATTCAAGCGCTATAATGAACTAAAGATATTATTTAAATAAAGGAGATGTTATTATGTTAAAGATTATTAAGAACCTTTTTGGTTTTGAGATTATTGAAACTATGACTGAAGGATTTAGAATGTATTAGGTTCAAATCGAAGCGTCAAGAAAACTTGGCGTTTTCGTTTTTTTTTCAACTCCTATAATAGAAAAAACATTTATATTTAAGGAGGATGGTAAGAAATGGCATTATTAGGATTATTATTCATCATGAGTGGAATAATTCTTATTTTAAGGGATCATCAGGGTCGTGCAAATAAGAGAAGGAAACGCTAGGTAATAATAAGAGTAAGACGGTGATTTCATCGCCTTTCTCTTTTCGCGTTGGAATCTTATGGTATAATAGAAACTAAAAACTTAATTCAAAAGGAGGGTTTTATTATGTTAAAGAATCTTAAAGTAACCGGTATTGTAGCAGTTATGTATCTGATGTTAGGATGTATTGGATATTTAGCTGGTGGGCTTATTGGAAAATTTGTAGATCGAATGATAGAATAATTCCATAAGAAGAAAGAAAAAGTAAACCGAAGGGGGATCATGAAAATGGTCTCCTTTTTGGTTTCGCGTAAAATTCAAGCGCTATAATAGAAAAAAAACATTTATATTTAAGGAGGAAACTATTATGGTTAAAACTATTAAATTTGGATTGGAGAACTTATTTGAAATGCCAATTTCAGAGCAGCTAATAATTAGAGGGACTGGATTCCTACTTGCAGCTGGTCTAATTGGAGGATTGATATTACCTCCATGCTAAAAGAACTGTAATAAGAATCAAGAAGTGTTAAAGGCTAAGTCGTTTGAAAAAGAACGACTTTTGTCTTTGCAAATTTTTAAAGGAGGAGCTACAATGGATTATACTGAAGAGGTATTGCGTATGATCGATGCTGTTGAAAAAGAATATTATAAACCACCAAAAACCTACAAAATGAACAAAGGTGAGTTTATGCATCGCTCATTTAAAAGTTGGGCCATCAAGGAATTGAGGATTTATATTTTATCACATTTTGAACTTTCGCCAATTGAAGCAATCGAGCAATTTCGACAATTAATGGACGATTTTTCTTGTCGATCAAAAGATGGCGGGATTAGTTTTATGTTTTCTACCGCGTATGATGTGTCGACTGATATTTTAGACAATCTATTGCCGTGGGCTGCAGAACGAGAGCATGTGTTCAAGAAAGGAGAAATATATGGGTATTATAGTTAATTTGTTATGTAGTTTATTATGTTTATGCATCGGAGTTAGATTGTCATGTAAACTCATGGGTTTTGATGAATACCACAATTGCCATGCAGAGCGTCTACAATCCAACGATGCAACTCAAAACGCCTGCCCTGGGGAGTATCAGTCCAATGGGGATGAATTTGGACAATTAGAGAAAAAGTGTCTCTCATGTCCATACTATTGCACGTTTCCGAAGGGGGACTGATATTTATGGTTGTGGTGCTTTGTGAATCTTATTATAAGGCAAAAGAAGCATTCAAACAATATTTAACCTTTATGTTAGAAAACGAGCCATTTGCAGTTCGAGAGGTTTATGATGCATCTCTTTGTCTTGAGCGAGACGATGATCTTCGATTTATATTTGTTGATTATCGTTATAAAGACGCCTTTAATCACATGCAACCGGACGTGTTAACTCTAGATGAGGTGTTTAAAATTGAAGGTGTTGATGAATATTTTGGATATGTTTTATAAGGAGGAGTCGTTATGATTGGTTTCAAGAAACAAAAAATACTAACGGCAAGTTGTCATCATGGATGTGATGTGGATGGCGATGTGTTCATCTATAAAGGCAAGTTCTACTTCGTCGATAGTCTTAATAATATTGTGGAAAGACTCGATGAGTTAAAAATTGATCTTCCATTTTGGAAAAGGCGTAAGATAACTGGTAGAGTCCCAATAGATAATAAAAAAGAATCTACAAGTTTTGATGATTTTTTAGATGCTATATATAAGTAAGATTCTTAGCTCGCGGGGAAAACTTAGCCTATAATGAAAGAGTATTATTAAACATATGTTAGAATCATACATATTCTTTCATTTTTATTTTTTTAACTATTCATTCAATATTTTCTTGAAAGGAGAATTACTATGAAACTAAAAGAAACTTTAAACGGAATCGGGGCATTTGGAAAGAAAAATAGCCCAGCTATCTTAACCGGCATGGCAATTGTTGGTTTAGTAACAACTGCGGTAGCAGCCTATAAAGCAGCTCCGAAAGCTGAAAAGATCTTGAAGCAGAAGAAAGCAGATCTCGAATGTGTGAATCCAGAAGACAAAGCCGCTAGAAGAGCAGTAATCGTTGAAGCGGTAAAAGAGTTAACTCCAGTTATGGCGCCGACTGTGATTATGGGTGGAGCTACAGCAGCTTGCATTCTTGGGAGTAATACAATTTCTAGCAAAAGAATTGCCGTGTTATCAACCGCATATACAGTATCTGAGAAAGCAGTAAAAGATTTAAATGGTAAGATGCAAGAAATGCTTGGTGAAAAGAAAACGAGAGCTATCAAAGATGCCATCGTAAAAGATAAAGTTGGCGAGGCTCCAAAGGATAGTTCAAATTCAGTCATTATAGCTGGCAGCGGAGATGTTCTATGCAAGGATATGTACACTGGACGTTTCTTCTATTCTAACTATCAAAAAATATGTCAGGCAATTAATAAGATAAGTGCGGACATTAGAACGGATATGTATATAAGTCTGAATGATTTCTACGATGCCATCAATGCAGAAGGACTTACGCCAACTCCAATGGGATATGATTTTGGATGGGATGTAGACGATTTACAGCCAAATGGAAGTCTTCCAATCACTTGCACTGCGATTCTAACAACAGACGGTAAACCTTGTATTTGCGTAGATTATGATGTTATGCCGCGTAAAGACTTTCGGGATTTACATTAATAATGATATTGGTCGTATCAAACTTCAGCAGGAGATCGGCATGGCCAGAGAATTTGAAAGACGTTATTATTCGCGTAAAATTCAAGCGCTATAATAGAAAAACATTTATATTTAAGGAGGATTCAATTATGAATGAGAACATGAACAATGAGGTAATGGAAACTGTAGTTGAGGATTTCGAGGTTGCTGATTTAGAAGATCAAAGAAATTCAACGATTGTTGTCGGAGGTCTGATTGCAGGAATAGCAGCGATAGGCGTTGGAGCCGCACTGTGGATTCGAGCGAGAAGAAGAAAGAAGATGGAAATCGATTATGACTTTGATATGCTGGATGAGGAAGAACTCGAGGACGATGAAGAATACATTGAAGTTGTTTCTGGCGATGATGAAGAGCCGAAAAAGTAAATGATTATTTAAAGTATAAGGGATCATGAAAATCATGGTCTCTTATATTTTTCGCCATTTAAGATTCAAAAGGAGGAATTTATTATGGTAAATAAAAAGAGAGAAGTTTCAAATTTTGATTTGTTAATTGGGCTCGGAGGAGCGATTGGAGCTTACAAGATACTGGATGATATTTCAACAGACGTATACCGTAGAAGCGGAGTAATTGGAAAATTGGCAATCATATTGTCGATAGTGGAGCTCAGCGCGGCTAGTTTTGGTATTATATCTTCTGTAAACTCAATAGCCAGAAGCTCTATTGAAGAAAACCTTCGTAAGACATTTTCTTCAAAACTTGAGAGTAATTCCAATGTAATTCCGTTTAGTAAGGAGGGCGAGTAAATGGGCGATATTAAGATAGATGCTAGTACAATAAAGCCAAACTCAAACAAATACAAAGCAACCCAAGCAGAAGAATCTAAAAAAGAAAGAATGAAACCAGTTGTATCTAAGGGCGCAATAAAAACAACAAAGAAACCGTTAAGTAGAAGATTTGCTGATACCTTCATAAAAGAAGATGTAGACGATGTGAAGTCTTGGATGTTAACTGAGGTTATTATTCCTGGTGTAAAAAATCTTTTACTAGATGGTCTTTCAATGATATTTTTTGGAGAGGTGGCGAGCCGTAAGAGCAGTCGGGGATCCTCAAGAAGTTCTAGAGGTAGTTATCGTGACTATAGCGCTTCTTATCGTTCTTCTAGTAGATCCCGTGAGCGTGATAGAGACCAATATTTAGATGATGATAAATTAGATTATCGCAACATAGTCTTAAATCATCGAGATGATGCTGAACGAGTTGTGGATCAGTTAAAGTGGAGGATTGAAGATCAAGGGTCCGCTTCTGTAGCCGATCTATTCGATTTGGTGGATATTGCTGGTCGATATACCGATAATAACTGGGGATGGACTAGGGTAAGTCAAATCGGAACTAGACGCGTTCGAGACGGGTGGTTAATCGATGTCGATGAGGCAAGACCAATAGATTAGGAGTGATATTTTATGTACGACAGTGTTAGTAAACCAGCTCATTATACCGAAGGTAGATTGTATGAACCAAGAAAGGTAATTTATGATTGGGGGTTGAACTTCAATCTTGGTAACACGGTAAAGTATATTTCAAGAGCCGGACGAAAAGGAGATCGGTTAGAGGATCTCAAAAAAGCACAGCAATACCTTCTCTGGGAAATTGAGGAGGAAGAGAAATTAAGATGTAATGAGAGGAGTACAACTAATAATGAACCATAAGTATAAGTACACTGGACCGGTAGTTGAGTTCGATCGATTGATCTGCTCTAAATGGTCTGGAGAAACCGTAGCGGAGTCAAAAGCAAAGGCTCTTTCTAATCTGGCGTATCAATTCAAGTCAAGGAACAATCGTCAGTCAAACGCGCGAATCACCTTGGATATGAAGTCTTTGAAAGAATTGGAAAGTGTCATGTAAAAGGAGGTATTTATGAAGCGGGCAGAGATTGAGAAAAAGTTTATGGACCTTTTTCCGAGATATTTTACACGAGTTAAATACGTCAAAAAAGTAGGAAGCAAAACAATAGCTCTAACCTTTGAAGACGACAGCGTGTTGTTCTTCCTATATGTCGACGATAAAAATTGGAACTTTGGAACAAAACAATGGCGTAAAAAACCGGACCCAATCCCAAAGAAAGTAGAGGTGTAATTCTATGAATGATGTATGTGGGATTATACTCTTGTTTTTAGTTATATTTGGAGGTAATCATTTTTCCGAACAGATTCGATTTGCAATGTTAATCGCAGCTGGTCTATTTGGAATCGGTTACGGAATCGAAAACTTAGGAACAAAGATAGCAAGTATATTTAAGGAGGAAGATGAATAATGAAGAGTAATACATTATCAAACGTTGGAGCGGTAATTAGTAAAACCGCATCAAAGACAAGTATGAAAGTAAAGAAGCATAGTCCAGAAATTCTACTGGCGGCTGGTATTATCGGTTTTGTTGGAACCGTTATCCTTGCTTCGAAAGCTGTTCTTTCCGCTCAGGAGGTTATGGAAGAGCACAAAGATCGAATGAAAGATATTCGAGAGGCAAAAGAAATTGCAGAAGAGAATCCTGGCGAATATGAGTATGATGATGAGCTTGTAAAGCAGGATAAGGTAATTACTTATACAAAAACTGCAGTTGGTTTAGCTAAAACATATGCTCCGGTAGTAGCCGTGGGAGCCTTTTCTATCACGTGTATTCTCGTATCGAGGAATATTCTGCATAAAAGATATTTGGGTGCCGTAGCCGCTTACAATACAGTTTCGAGCGTATTTGAGCAGTATCGCCAACGGGTACGCGATGAGCAAGGTGAAGTAATGGATCGTCACTTCCGTTATGGAACTGAACTTGAAGAAATCGAGACAACGATTGTTGATGAAGATGGGAAAAAGAAAAAAGTAAAAGAAGTTGTAGAAAAGGTAGACCCAACAAAGCAGCTTCCGGACGATACTTCAAGGTTCTTCGATTCACACAATAAAAACTGGGATAAAAACCCAGAGTTCAATATGATGTTCTTAAGAGGGCAGCAGAATTATATGAATGATATTCTTCAAACAAGAGGGCACGTTTTCTTAAACGAAGTATATGATGCACTTGGATTTGAGCAGACGCAACAGGGCTGTGTTACGGGTTGGATTCTCGGAGAAGATTCCGACAATTATATTGACTTCGGGTTATTCGGAAATGAGAATTCTCGAAGATTTGTAAACTGTGACGATAATACAGTATTGCTAGAATTCAATCATGATGGCTTAATTTGGGATAAGATTTAGGTCTTGTCCCTCTATTGTTTATATTTTAGGAGGATGATATGCTAAAGAAAACAATCGCCAGATTAATCGCAACGACATTGACTAGTTCCATAATTATATGTTCTGGTCCATTGGCTGAGGCAGATACAACAAAAGAGAATTATATTTTTGATGGTTACTCAACTTATTTGACGTATGATCCGCCTAACTATGATTATATTCTGGATACCACAACCGCTCACGAAGAGTATATACAAACTGACTATGAAATTGCATTGGAAGAGATGTACGGCCAGATGGAAATGCTGGCTCAATTGGTAGAAGCAGAAGCTGGAGATCAAGGTTTGACTGGCATGCGCTATGTTGTAGATGTGGTGTTGAATCGTGTTGATAGCGATAAGTTCCCGAACACCATCGAGGAAGTGATATTTCAAAAGCATCAGTTTAGTCCGATCTTGAATGGGGCCTATGAACGAGCAGGTAACCACATTTCTGATGATGCATACAAAGCCGTTGAATTAGAGTGGTTTGGGGAACGTCTCGATAGTAAAATTTTATATTTTAGCAGCACGGAAAGACCAATCAACGGTAAAAATGCATGGAAATACCGAGATCATTGGCTCAGCTACTAATCTCGCGTTGGAATCTTATGGTATAATAGAAAAACATTATATTTAAGGAGGAAACTATTATGAGATTAGAAGAAATGTATGGTTTTATCGAAGAGGCAAGAAAAGCATTTAGAGAAGGCTTTATTGATAAGCTGATAGCTAGAGACTATTCACAAGAAGATGTCATAGCTCATGCTGAGTCAACGAAGAACTTCTATGGTAGATGCGGTTCAGTCTTCGAGTGTGAAACGCTACGTGAAAATCTAAATGAGATGATGGTTGAAGCTTTGTATGAATGATTTAAAGAGCGAGGGTTTCATGCCCTTTCTCTTTTATTTGAAAGGAGAATAATTATGCAAAAAGTAAAGAAATTCGTAAAGGAACATAAAAAGGAAATATTAGTAGGAGTTCTGGCAAGCGCCGTATCCAGTTATATTTGGATGAGAAAGGGGTATCATTTAAAAGTGACAAAATACCTTTCTTTGGATATTGGTTTATCTCGCAATCCTGAACACGTTGGAAATGCCTATTTGAATCTTAATAAAAGTGAATACACTTTGGAAGATTTTGGAAAAGTTGGTGAGGACTTGCTGAAGTTACTCCCAAGAACCATAGATGATGGTCGAAAGGTTACCAGAATTGGCGTAAACTACGACTTCTAGGAGGATTCAATTATGGAGCCAAGCGAAGTGAAAGACATTTTAGATGGTTCGCAATGCCCAAAATGCGGGGAGTACGAGACCACCGTTGTACAAACATATTACAGCACTAAGTATGATAAAAAAGCTAGAAGAAGGCGATGTAAAGTTTGTAACCATCGGTGGCATACTATTGAAATAAACATTGACGATTTGAAAGGAGAATTGTTATGAGAAATGGAGTTATATTTCTAAGCGGTTTAGTTATCGGAGCTGCTGCCGGTTTCTTTGGAGGTCGGTTATATTTCGGTAAGAAATACCAGGAGCAGTATGAGAATGATGTAAAGGCTATGGAAGAATACACTGGCGTAACGGATAAGTATGCTCGTGTTGAAGAAGCGGCGGAGGAGGAGATTGAAGAAAAAAGTAATCGTTCCTCTGGTCCGCTTAGCCCAGAAAAACGTAAGCAAATTAAGGAGCAACTGGAGAAGAATCAGAGGGAAACAACTCGATACGCGACTATGTATAAAGGGAAGAAAGAAGACCCTGCTGAATTAGAGTATCCAGAGGAGGATGTTTTGGACGATGAGGAAGAAGAGGAAACTCCGGAAGAGGAAGCGCACAATGACCATTTGAAAAATTCTAATCGAAGACCACGAATCATATCGGCAGATGCCGTGAATGAAATGCCGCCATATTATGACTTTGACAATTTATATTTCTATACAGACGATGAAACCGTATGTGATGACAACGATCAGGTAATTGACGAGCCTGGTCATTTGATTGGGGACTGTCTTGAGAAGTATAATTTCGCCGATTCGGATGAAAAGGTGATATTTGTGCAGAATTTTGAGTTGGATACCGTTTATGAAATTCAGAAAGTATTTGCCGCTTATGGTGATTCACATTAAGGAGGTGATACAAATGGTTGGAAAAAAACTAAATTTTAAGAAACCTTTTGAAAAACCTTTATTGGAACCTTGCGTTAGTTGCGCTCATAAGAACGTATGTGAATTTAAGCGTGTCGTTATGCATCGATTATCCGAACCTATTTATATGTGTTCTGATAATTTAGCCATCGTCTTTACCGCAACTTGCAAATACCATATGGAAATCCAAGCTTCTTCTAATGAGTTGGAGAACGGGGGAACGGAAGAAGTAACCGATAATGTGGAAGAACCATTAATCGATGAAAAAACAGAAGATATTTCAGACCAATTGGACGAACCCAAAAGTGGTGAAGAAAATGAAATTGGGGTTGAAGAGATGGATGATATTAAAAAAGATTGAGAGCGAGGGCTACATGCCCTTTCTCTTTTCGCTAATTAGGAGGTAATAAGATGACAACTATTAATACTGGAATCTCAAAGAAAGAGTTTGAGCATTTTGAAAAGACTATGAAAGCTGGTTTTGATGATATTAATCGTAGCATGAATAAGCTCGTGCGGCTTATGGAAGCATATTACGAAAATCAACTTAGGACAATGAGAATGACTAAAGATAGCGGGGAGGTTGAAGATAATGACAAATAAAAAAGTAGTAAGGACAGCCTGGGATGAATATGTTGATTGGCTTATTGATAGGATTAGCTTTAATGCTAAAAGCTACAAGAAACTAATTGATATTTTATCCACAAGAGAGTTTTATTGGTCTGTTGATCACGATGATAATAGAGCAGAAGATGGCAAGATGCTTCGAGAAGATTTCTTTGATGCAATTGGTGTCTCTGGAGCACGTTGGGGTGATAATTGTACAATTCTTGAGATGTTAATTGGTCTAGCAATTCGTATGGATCTAGAGTATGTCGGTGATCCATCAAACCCTCATCCAGATGATATTTTTGAATCCATGCTTGATAATCTAGGATTGTTAGACTATAAAGATCGGAACTTCTCGGCCGATGAAGTAAATGATATTTTGGATGCTTGGTTAGACCGCGAATTTGACTATAATGGTGATGGTTCTATATTTCCGCTTGAGTATCCGATAACCGATCAAAGAACTTGTGAAATCTGGTCTCAAATGCAAGCGTATATAGGGGAAAATTACTACTAGACAACCCCTATTTTTACCATATTTGGTAGATAAAGGAGGTTGAAATGGTAAAATGTCTTTAGATTTTGTATCAATTAAAGAAAGTCAAGAAAAAAGATTGATTGTGTATCCGGATTTTATGGTAAGACGATCAAAAGACCTCATGATTCGTGGTAAAACATTCTACGCTATTTGGGACGAGGAGCGAAATCTATGGTCAAAAGATGAAGAAGATGTGCAGCGTATGGTAGATAATCTTCTCTATAATTACGTAGAGGAGAAACATATACCTCCAAATGCTGTAATAAAAACTTTAGGTAGTTTTGGAACAAACAAATGGAGTGAGTGGCAGAAGTACTGTAAGTCTATGCCGGATAGGTACGTTGAGTTAGATGAGAAAGTGATATTTTCAAATCATTCAGTGGAAAAGAAAGACTATGCCACTCGAACTCTGGATTATCCGATAGAGGAGCAGGATACACCAGCTTTTGATGAGCTTATGGATACGCTTTATGACCCGGAAGAGCGTGAAAAGTTGGAGTGGGCAATTGGTTCCATTATATCTGGCGAAAGCAAGAAAATACAAAAGTTTATGGTCTTGTATGGTGGACCTGGGACTGGTAAATCTACAGTTCTAAACATTATACAAGATATGTTTCCTGGTTATTGGTCCTTATTTGAATCAAAAGAATTAGGTTCAAACGGATCTTTTGGGTTAGAGTCTCTAAAGAACAACCCGTTGATAGCTATTGAGCACGACGGCGATTTAAGTCGAATTGAGGATAACACACGTCTTAACAGTATTATATCTCATGAGAAGATGGTTATCAACGAGAAGTACAAATCCAAGTACGAGATTCGATTCAAAAGTTTTCTTTTCATGGGAACCAACAAACCTGTGAAAATTACGGATTCCAAATCTGGTTTACTTCGTCGATTGATTGATGTGACACCAACCGGTAAGAAAATTCCGAGGCGGCGATTCGATCAACTGATGAATCAGATTCGATTTGAGTATCCAGGGATTGCTCAGAGGTGTCTTGATGTGTTTCGTGAGTTAGGAGCAACCCACTACGACAAGTATATTCCAACCTCGATGATGGTAAAGACAAATGATTTTTACAATTTCATTGAGGATAATTTGGATTTGTTCTTAGAGGATGATCATGGTATTGCTCTGAATACGGCTTGGATGCGGTATAAAGCTTACTGTGAAGATGCCGAGATGCGTTACATTATGAATAAAAGGGTCTTTAAGGACGAGTTGAAAAATTATTTTGCTGATTTCCAAGACCGGTATGATGGCCAGTACAACGTTTATATTGGGTTTCAACGTGAGAAGTTTAAATATGAGCCTGTTGAAAAGAAGGAAGATGATATTTCAAATGAGCCAGCAGAACATGAGTATTGGTTAGACTTTGACAAAACGGTATCTGAGTTTGATGATATTTTCAAGGATTGTCCAGCTCAGTATGCTACTGGCGATGCTCCAACTTGTTCGTGGGCAAAATGCAAGACAAAATTGAGTGACTTAAATACGTCAAAGGTCCATTACGTTCGAGTTCCTGAGAATTTGATTGTGATCGACTTTGATTTGAAAAATGAAAATGGGGAAAAGGACTATCAACTGAATTTGGAAGAAGCTCGAAAGTGGCCTCCGACCTATGCCGAATTAAGTAAGAGTGGCTCCGGTATACACCTACATTACTACTACGATGGTGATCCAAAGCAGCTTAGTCGGATATTTGGAAAGGATGTCGAGATCAAGACCTTTCGAGGGAAGAGCAGCCTACGCCGAATGTTGACACTGTGTAATGCTATTCCAATTGCAATGATTAGTTCTGGACTTCCACTAAGAGAGGTGAAGTCAGTGGTATCAAGTGATATTATTAAATCGGAGCGGTCTCTTCGTGAGATGATTAAGAGAAACTTGCGGAAAGAGATTCACCCGAACACAAAACCGAGCATGGATTTCATTTACAAAATTCTAGAAGATGCTTATGCTTCCGGTATGAAATACGATGTTCGAGATCTAAGACCTGCTGTACAAGCATTTGCCATGAGTAGCACCCATCAGGCGGACTATTGCATGCGGCTTGTAAGCAAGATGGAGTTCTGTTCTGAGGAACCTAGTGATGGTAATGAAAGTTACGACGACAATCGACCAATCGTCTTCTATGACGTTGAAGTATTTTCCAATTTGTTTATCATCGTTTGGAAGAAGCAAGGTGATGGACAGAAAGTTGTAAAGATGATTAATCCAAAACCATCCGAGGTTGAGGAGTTGACAAAATTCCGATTAATCGGGTTCAACAACCGAAAGTATGATAATCATATTTTGTATGCTCGAATGATGGGGTATACGGAAGAGCAGCTCTACAACTTGAGTCAGCGAATCATTGGTGGTGATAAGGAGGCGTTCTTCGGAGAAGCTTACAACTTGTCCTATACTGATATTTATGACTTCTTATCCGCTGGAAACAAGATGAGTCTGAAAAAATGGGAGATTCAACTTGGCATCCATCATCAAGAACTTGGATTGCCTTGGGATAAGCCGGTTCCAAAAGAAAGATGGGAAGAAGTTGCTGACTATTGTTGTAACGATGTCATAGCAACGGAGGCGGTATTTGATGCTAACCAAGCGGATTGGGTGGCTCGAGAGGTTCTTGCCGATTGGGCTGGACTGACAAGGAATGATACCACGAACGCTTGTACTACAAGGATCATTGTTGGAACGGACCGTAACCCACAGTCACAATTCATTTACACCGATCTGAGTACGATATTTCCAGGGTATGAGTATGACCCTTATGGTATTGACAAAAGTAGGTACAACGAGGGCGCTAAGATTGTTCGTGGAAAGTCAATCTATCGAGGAGAAGACCCTGGAGAGGGCGGACGAGTTTATGCCGAGCCTGGTATGTATGCAAAAGTAGCCGTATTAGACGTTGCTTCCATGCATCCACACAGCGCTATTCGATTAATGATATTTGGAGAGGAATACACTGCCAAGTTTGAAAACATCGTAGAAGCTCGTGTGATGATAAAGCATAAAGATTTTGATGGGGCTAAGAAGATTCTAGAGCCGAGATTACATAAGTATCTAGACGACCCAGCAAAGGCAAAGGCTTTGGCAAACGCTCTGAAGACTGCCATCAACTCCGTCTATGGGTTAACCTCGGCGACATTTCCGAACAAGCTAAAAGACCCAAGGAATAAAGACAACATTGTTGCGAAGTATGGTGCACTCTTCATGATCAACTTGCAGTACAAAGTTCAAGCTCGTGGGTACACTGTTGTGCACATTAAGACGGATTCCATTAAGATCGCTAATGCTGACAATGATATTATTCAGTTTGTTAATGATTATGGAAAGGAATACGGCTATACTTTTGAGCATGAGGCAACCTACGAAAAGATCTGTTTGGTGAATGATGCGGTTTATATTGCTCAGTATGCAGATAAGGATTGGTGTCAAGAGAAGTATGGTTATATTCCAGGGGACAACTTCGAGCATTCTTTGCAGTGGACAGCGACTGGAACTCAATTTCAAATCCCGTATGTCTTCAAGACCCTCTTCAGTGGCGAGGAGATCACCTTTAGTGATATTTGCGAGACGAAGTCTGTGACGACTGCTTTGTATCTGGATATGAATGAGGGCCTCGGCGATGACGAACACGACTATCGATTTGTTGGAAAGGTTGGTTCTTTCTGCCCCGTGAAAGATGGTGTTGGTGGCGGTATTTTACTTCGAGAAGGTGAAGATAAAGATGGCAATCAGAAGTTTAGCGCTGCAACTGGGACTAAGAAGACTGGTAAGAATGCTGGTGTTTATCGTTGGATGGAGGCTGAGATGGTCGAGAAGTTAGGTCTACAAGAGGATATCGATTTGAGCTACTATAACCATCTATGCGATGATGCTATTGATACTATCAGTCAATATGGCGACTTTGAGCGGTTTTGTTCGGGTGATATTTCGGAAGACTCTAGCTGGATAAATGACGAGATGCCGTTTGATGATGCCGCATAAAAAATAAGAAAGGGTTTTATATTTATGTCAAGAGAAGAAAGACATTTAGAAACTAAGATAAGACTATCTGAGGATATGATGATTCGGTGTAAGAATAGTAATGAGATTGATGATATTCGAAAAGAAGTCTATAAAATGCGAAAACAATTACAGCAAATGAGATTCGATAGATTATCGAGATTTGCTAGTATTCGGTAATCGCGTAAAAATTTATCCCTTTTATGAAAGGAGTGATATTTATGTTACAAAAACTTTTAAAAAGGTGGAAATGCAGAAGTGCAATGAGTCGATTAAATGCGAAGCGAATCTATGTACTAAAACAGATGAATATGTATCTGGAAAATGGTGATGAAGAAAACTTCCAAATTTGGAGGCAGGCACTTGAAATATATTCTGCAGCTTGGACAAAGGAATTTGAAACATATAAGAGTCTTTAAAGAGCGAGGGTTTCATACCCTTTCTCTTTTATATTTTTAAACAAATCTTAAAACAAGTGTCAAAGGAGGACAAAATTATGCGTAAGAAAGAAGACTTAAAAGTAACAAGTAACATTCGGTTGGAGGGTGCTCAGCTGATATTTAAGAATTTTGCTGGAAAGCAGACGGACTACAACAATGCTGGAAACCGAAATTTTGGTGTGTTGCTTGATCCAGAACTGGCTGAGAGCTTGATCGAGGATGGTTGGAATATTAAACATCTAAAACCAAGGGAAGATGATCCAGACCAATTTGAGCAGCCTTGGATTCCGGTTAAGGTTAAGTTTGAGCCTTATCCACCAGTTTGCCAGTTAATTACATCTCGTGGAAAGTTACGGTTAACGGAAGAGACAATCGATCAGTTGGATTGGTCTATTATTGAAAGTTGCGATCTAGTAATTCGCCCGTACAATTACCCAGCCATTGCTGGAAGACCTGCTGGTGTATCGGCGTATTTGAAGGCAATGTACGTAACGGTCGTTGAGGATGACTTTGCGAAGAAGTATGCGGATATTCCTGATTTAGACGCTCCAGTTTATGCTGATGAGTACGAAGACGAAGAGTAGTTTATATTTCGGGGCTGCTTTATTGTGGCCCCTTTACTTTACAAATTTTTATATATAGTATTTAAGGAGGTATTATTAGTATGTATGATGAGTATACATATACACCACATATAAAGTGGACAGAAGAAGAAATTATATTTATAGAGGAGAATCTCAAAACTCTTGGTGTAACCAAAATAGCGAAGCGACTTGGTAGGTCTAGAGGTTCCGTTAATTCAAAAATTCAACATATGAAAAAAATTCAACAAATGGATAATTCGTATGCTACAAAATCGCTAGAACACGCTAACTGGAGTACTTCTGAAGTAGAGCAATTAAAACGTTTACTTTGTCATACGGATTTTGACTTTGGTGAGATTGGAATCAAGCTAAGTCGAACTAGATCATCGATTAAAACTAAGGTATACAGTCTTTATGGTACTTGTAGTAGGGAAAAAGTTCGAACGATGGACATTAGATGTGATATTTAGAAAGGGTGGTAAAAAGATATGAAAGTAATTAAACAAGGGTATGAAATAATAGAGGATCACAACCCAATAAGGAAGATTGAGAGGATTGCTCGAACTTGTTATAAGAGTGAGGATAAGATAACCACAGGATCGGCAGATAACATGGTGAGAAGCTTAATAAAATCTGGGCATCTTGCAATGTTGGAGCATGGAAGTGCTGTTCTCGTAATGTGTCAGAAGAGCTATGATTATATTTTGAAGATCGCCTCTGTTCTCGAACATTATCTCAATCACCCAACCATGTTAAGAGCAACCAATCAAGGTCGATGCGTTATATCTGCTAATTTTAGAGCATGGTATGAATTTTTAAAAGGATGCAGCATGTATGGATTTGACATACCAGATGGGTTAATGGACACTCTGATGATACATCGGCCAATATTTGACGAATTCGCTGGGTATTTAGATACTATATCTGGCTATGATGATATTGAGGTTTTTGACCCATTACTTGGACATAAGCCACTTACTACTTCGGAGTCGCTCCTTCATAAGGACCTTACAGTAAAATTCATAACCGACAGAGGAGTTAGTCACGAAATTGTAAGACATCGAATTGCAAGTTTTGCACAAGAAAGCACTAGATATTGTAACTATTCAAAGGATAAATTCGGAAATGAATTAACATTTATTAAGCCCGTTAACTTGTTTGGAAAACAATATCAAATTTGGGAGAGAGCTATGTCCAAGTCAGAATCGGATTATTTTGATATGATTATTAATGGTGCAACCCCAGAAATCGCAAGGGGGGTATTGCCAAATGGTTTGAAGACTGAGCTCGTTATGACAGCAAACTTTAAAGAATGGAGGCATTTCTTTGAACTTCGAACTGTTGGGACAACTGGAAAACCGCATCCGCAGATAAAAGCATTAACGAGGCCATTATTGGCTGATTTATATTCTGTATACCCAGAAGACTTTATTGATGTTTTTAACTCGATGTTAGGGACTTAGTATGAAAAAACTATTTGACATATTTGGTTGTTGGTTTGTCGTATCTATCGTATGGGTTTATATTCTCATACTCGTTGTTTGGTTGTATTTATCATTATCCAATTAAGGAGGAATTTATTATGTTGAAGATTATTGTTAGTATTATTTTAGCGTTATTACTGTTACCAGTTGTGGTTGCTTGCCTGCCTATTATTATACCAATTGCGATTGCTGGATTCATATTAGGTTGCATTGGCAAGATTCTTATGTTCTTCATTGATAATTTCATGGTAGTTGTTGGTTTCTGCATGTTAATTGCATTAATTGGCATTTGTGGGTTCATATTCTTATAGAAGAGAAAGGGGAAATAACAATGGCAATGAAAAAAATAAAGAAAGGTGTAGAAAGTCTAGCTTTAGAAGAATTAGAATTGGCAAATGAACAAAAGCCTCTATTTCATTCTTGTCATGAGGGCGCGGCAGTTATATATGAAGAGCTAGAAGAGTGTATGGAAGAGTTTGAAAGATTAAAAGATGCTTTCGAGGAATTGTGGGCTTGTGTTCGGAAAGATTCTAATGATGATATTCGATATGTAGACCTAATGGAAATTTGTGCTGTAGATCTTGCATGTGAAGCCATTCAAGTTGCTGCCATGTGCAAAAAGTACAGTATGAGTACATATTATCAAAAAATGTTAGAGGAGGGGACAAACAGATGATAGCGATTTATCAAATTAAGCCGATTAAGGTTCGCGCAACTCAATGGACCGGTTCAAATTTATCCGAAGTGGAGTCTCTTTGTGGTAATGTGGATCGTTATATTTCTTTAATTAGAGATGTTATTGTGATTCACTCTTCATACGGAGATTCTTTAGTGAGTGTTGGGGATTATATTATCAAAGAAAGTAACGGTTCGCTGCGTGCTTGTAAAGCTGATGTATTTGAAGCTACTTATAAGATTGCAGCTCTTGATAAAGGGTTGTTTGACTCATCTAAAGAAAAAACCATTAAGTAAAGTTATATTTTGGAGGTAGTAAAATGGCTGTAGATCTATATGATTATCAATTAGAGGCGATTGAGAAGCTCAAAAATGGTTCAATTCTTTGTGGTGGCGTTGGCTCTGGTAAGTCTCGTACGGCTTTGGGATATTTTCTATTGAAGGATTGCCAAGGCGGTATGAAAGTTAACGGAGTTGGTAAGATCTCTGAGATGAGGTATCCAAGAGATCTGTATATTATCACAACGGCTAAGAAACGAGATAGCTTAGAATGGGAGCGAGAGTGCGCTAATTATATTTTAAGCAAGAATCGAGAGGAATCTTTGTCTGGCGTGCTTGTGACCATCGATAGCTGGAATAATATTAAGAAGTATAAGGATGTGGTTGAGGCTTTCTTTATATTTGATGAGCAGCGAGTTGTTGGTTCTGGCGCTTGGGTAAAGGCTTTTCTCAACATTACTCGTAAAAACCACTGGATTCTTCTCTCTGCTACTCCTGGTGACACTTGGTCTGATTATATTCCAGTTTTTGTAGCTAATGGTTTCTATAGGAATAAAACTGAGTTCACTAAAAGACACTGCGTCTACAGCCGTTTCTCCAAATACCCTAAAATTGAACGTTATGTTGATGAAAAGATTCTTCGTAGGTATCGGGATGATATTTTGGTACCTATGGAAGATCAGCGAACAACGGTTAGGCATAAGATTCTGATTGATGTTGATTTTGATCGGGATTTGTTTCGAATGGTTTACCGAGATCGTTGGGATCCGTATGAAAATTGTCCGATTGAGGAGTCTGGCAAGTGGGTTTACTTGATGCGGAAGGTAATTAACTCTGATTATAGCCGTATTCAGAAGCTGGATGATATTTTAAAAGAGAAAAACCGAGCCATTGTCTTCTATAACTTCTCTTACGAACTTGAAATGCTTCGATCTTATTGTGAATGTGAGGATCTTGTGTATGCTGAATGGAATGGAGAACGTCATCAAACACTTCCAAGTGGCGAAAGATGGCTGTATCTTGTTCAGTATGCTGCTGGTTGTGAGGGTTGGAACTGTATTACGACCGATACGATTATATTTTTTAGTCAAACTTACTCTTATCGGATGCTAGAACAGGCGTCTGGACGGATTGATCGTATTAATACGCCGTATAAAGACTTATATTACTATCATTTGAGGTCTTCTGCGTTCATCGACCTTGCTATTTATCGTAAATTGAAGAATAAACAGAACTTTAATGAGAGTTCTTTGAAGTTTTCGAAGCGATCTTAGGTAAAATTTGTTGAAAAATAGGAGGAAAATGACTTTGGCAAGGGTTAAAGAGTGGAAAATACCGGTTGATGTTGATATGATTCAGCGATTATTTGATGAAAATGGGCTTAGTATTCGAGGAATTGACCGTTGTGAAGGGCTTGATTTAAGTCGTAGAACGGTCCAAAGAGGTCTGAAAGATGGGGAAATGTCTATGTCTACAGTAATAAAATTGGGTAGATTTTTGGACGCAACCCCTAATGTTTTTACAAGAATTTGACTTAGGTGGTGACATTAATTCCTGAAAATTGACAAAATTAATGTCACCACCCCCTAAAAAATTGAGTTAAAAAATGGGCAAAAATGGGCAAAAATGGGCAAAAATGGGCATTTTGATGTTGTTTTGTTGTTTTTTTTGTTAAAAACTTTTTTATATTACTATAACCCCGCGCGGTGACATTAATTATTATAGTATTTTTTCAAAAAAAAGTTTTTGCGAAAAAAATCACAAAATCACATCAAACAACGGTTTTTAGCAAAATGTGTTAAAATAACAAAAAATTGATATTTTTACCAAAAAATGGTGATTCGCGTCGTTTTCTTACCCTATAATGAGAAGAAGAGAGATGATGAAGGCGACCGCTCAGGCGGTTGGATTAGTTGTAAACAATAGTTTATAGCTACAGATTCATCCTCTTTATATTTTCTTGAAAGGGGTGATTTCGAAAGATGGCAAGTGAAAGTCGATTTCAAATAAAGCTTAAACAAGAGCTGAAAGAAATGTTTCCTGGATGTATCATCTTGAAGAATGACCCGACGTATATTCAAGGGATTCCAGATCTCATCATTCTCTTTGAAGATAGATGGGCAAGTCTGGAATGTAAGAAAGATGAGAACGCGAGACACCGACCAAACCAGGAGTACTACGTAGAGAAGATGGACCGTATGGCATTCTCTGCTTTTATATTTCCTGAAAACAAACGGGAGGTGCTAGATGAGCTTTACGAATATTTACTGGCATGATAATAGCCGAAAGTTCAAGAAAGATAGTCATGCTCTTTTTGGGGCTTCTAAGTATAGCTGGGTTAACTACAGCGAAGAAAAGATGATCGAGACCTATAACAATAGCAAGGCTAAGAAAATTGGAACCGAATTGCATGAGATGGCGAGTCTGCTAATCAAGAACCGGACAAAACTTCCTGAAGCAGAGAAGACCATAAACATGTATGTTAACGATTCCATACTCCTTGGGTTAAGACCAGAGGAGCAATTATATTATTCGGACTTGTTCTTTGGGACTGCAGACTCTATTGGTATTACGCCAGACAATGTTCTGCATATCCATGATCTAAAGACTGGTAAAACGCCAGCTTCTATGCATCAGCTTGAAATTTATGCGGCTTACTTCATGCTGGAGTATGACCTCATACCAAGTGACTTCACGGGAATCGAATTGAGAATCTATCAGTCTGATGAAGTGAAAGTTAGCAATCCAGAAGCTGATGTAATTATTCCGATCATGGATAAAATTGTAACTGTTAATAAGATTATTACTACAATGGAGGATGAAAGATGGATGAGTTAATAGTTCATAGTGGTGTTGGTCATGCCGACGATCCTCCAGGAAGAGGCTCTGGAAGATATTCTTGGGGTTCCGGTAGTAATCCTTATCAACATCAGTTTACTTTTTTGTCTGAGGTTAAGAATTTAAAGGCTCAAGGAATTAGTCAAGCTGATATTGCAAAGATGCTCCTTGGCGAGAAAGCCACAACGACTCAGTTAAGAGCTGAGATCGCCATAGCTACAAAGCAAGAGAGACAAGCAAATCGAGCTAGAGCTATAGAACTTTATAACAAAACTGGAAATGTCTCAGAAGTTGGAAGATTGATGGGAAAAAATGAAAGTTCAATTCGATCTCTTTTAGACCCTGTTATAGCTGAGCGTACTGACAGATACGAAAATACAGCAAATATGTTAAAGAAAGTTATAAATAAAAAAGCATACGATTCCGATGGAAACTTTAAACATCCGATCGATGTGAGTAATGGTACCGAACTTTATATGGGTGTAACCGATAGCACTAAGAAAGTTGCAATTGCTATGCTTGAAAAAGAAGGTTATGTTAAAAGTTGGGTTCAAATACCTCAGGTCGGGACTAATCATCAGACTTCCGTAATGGTTTTAGCCCCTCCTGAAACTACATATGGTGAAATTCAAAAGAATAAACTTAATGTTGAATCGGTTCAGGAATTTACACCAGATACTGGTAAAACTTGGTGGACTCCAGAATTTCCAACAAGCTTGGACTCCAGCAGGGTTTATATTCAGTATGGAGAAAATGGAGGAAAAGAGAAAGATGGAGTTGTTGAAATTCGACCTGGAGTTGAAGATTTATCCCTTGGTGATTCCAAGTATGCACAAGTAAGAATTCGGGTTGACGATGACAAATACATGAAAGGAATGGCTATTTACAGTGATGATATTCCTGAAGGTTACGACATAGTCTATAATACGAATAAAGCATCTGGTACGCCTGCCGAAAAGGTGTTTAAAACCATGAATAAAGATGCAAATGGAAATATAGATGCCGATAACCCTTTTGGAGCCTTAATAAAAGGTCCAAAGGAGAAAGATGGAGTTTTATCTGCTGGCGGGCAAAGTTATTACACGGATGTCAATGGAAAAACTCAACTCTCTCCTGTAAATAAACTTAGGGAAGAAGGAGATTGGGATTCCTGGTCTAGGACCTTATCATCACAGTTCCTAGCAAAACAGCCTTTAAAGTTAATCAATCAGCAAATTAACATATCCATTGCTGATAAGAAGGCTGAATTGGAGAAAATTAACAATCTGACTAACCCAGTAATTAAGAAAAAGTTACTGGAGGACTTTGCAAATGGCTGTGATGCAAACGCATCGGATCTTTCAGTAAAGGGATTTAAGAATCAGGCCTTTCAAGTGCTGCTTCCGGTATCCAGTATGAAAGATAATGAAATTTACGCTCCAAATTACAACGATGGAGACACCGTGGCTTTAGTCAGATATCCACATGGAGGTATTTTCGAGATACCGGTTCTGAAAGTTAACAATAAACAGGCAGATGCTAAGAAAATTATGGAAAATGCAAGCGATGCTGTCGGTATAAATACGAAAGTTGCAGAGCAACTCTCTGGAGCCGACTTCGATGGGGATACTGCACTTGTAATTCCTATAAAATCTAATCGCTTAAACATAGCCTCTAGTAAACAGCTAGAAGGACTTAAGGATTTTGATCCAAAAGAAAGTTACAAACTACCAGATGATGCGCCTAAAATGAAATCTAAGACAAAGCAGAACGAGATGGGTCGGGTTTCTAACTTGATTACTGATATGACGGTTGGCGGAGCATCCCCTAAGGAAATTGAAAAGGCCGTTAAGCACTCAATGGTGGTAATTGATGCTGAAAAACACCACCTAGACTATAAGCAGAGTGCAAAAGATAACGACATACAATCCCTAAAGAAAAAGTACCAGGGTGTCAACGAAGAGACCGGTATGGTAAAAGGAGCATCTACCATCCTATCTAAGGCTGGTGCAGAAGTTAGAATCAACCAGAGAAAAGAAGTACAGGATACCAGTAAGATGACAGATGTCGAGCTTGAAAGATGGAACAATGGGCAGAAGGTCTATAGGGATACCGGGGCCACTAAGACTATACTGGTCACCGATACTAGTAAGATGACCCCCTCCGAACTAGCCCTCCACCAGGCGGGTAAGAAGGTATACAGGGATAGTGGAGAATACAAGCAGGAAAAAGTAAGTAGAATGGATACAGTTGACGATGCTATGGATTTGGTAAGAGACCCATCTAATCAGAAAGAGGTAGCGTATGCAAAATATGCAAATACCCTTAAAGGTTTAGCCAACGAGGCAAGAAAAGAGGCCCGTTCCATTAAGCCTACCCCAGTAAGCCAGTCCGCTAAGTCTACATATGCCAATGAGGTGGCCTCTTTAAATGCTAAACTGAGGGTATCACAGATGAATGCCCCCAGAGAGCGTCAGGCTCAGACCATAGCCAATGCTATGACCTCTGAAAAGCTTAAAAGTAACCCGGATATGGATTACGAACATAGACAAAGGGAAAAGTCTTTAGCTTTAAATAAAGCAAGAGCCCAGGTTGGCGCCGGCAAAGAAAAAATTACAATCACAGACAAAGAATGGGAAGCAATTCAAGCTAACGCCATAAGTACAAACAAGCTTACTCAGATTCTAAACAATACTGATCAAGAGGCGTTTAAACAACGTGCTACACCAAAAGGGTCTTCGACTGCTTTGACTAATGCTCAGTTGAACCTCATACTGGCCATGTCTTCTTCTGGCATGTACACTCAAAAAGAAATTGCTGATCGTTTAGGTGTTTCGACATCAACGGTTTCAAAAGTAATTCGAGAAAACTAAAAAGCTTTTGTTAAACAAAAAGAGAATAAAACTTTGTCGAAAGGAGTTTTGTTTATGGCTTCAAATGAAACAATGTTAACAACATATGACAATCCATTAAACCCATTTACAGAGTTTGAGGCTTGGTGGAAACATGATTTGATTCTTGGTCATGATTGTTGCGGTTTATTAGCAAGAACATCAAATGTTTCGGATGTTGCTAGTGATTTGGTTAACGAACAATCGATAGATGAGGCTATGGATTACATTTGTCAGATGGATCCAACCATTTATCGAAAGGTAACAAAAAAGGATTTTGAACAATCCAAATAAAAAAGGTTTAATAAGACAAAACAAAAAGTAACTGTTAACAAATTACTACTAAATGTTTTACGTAAAATCGTTTTCGTCTTATTAAATAGATCAAAGAGTTCGTTTCTTCGGTTTTTCGTTAAAAATCTGGTTTTCCCCAACATTTTCCCAGATTTGCCGTTAACCGGCTACGGATTCTGCCGTTATTTCGGACCGGGGAGGGGGCTTCGCGCCCTGTACCCCCCTCCGTCATCGCGGCCGTCTTATATTTTTCTCCGGGGGGATATTTTAGTAGACTTCTCCAGTACTTTTTACAGGGGTGTGGGCGCTTGAACAACAAAAGTGGAAACTCGATCCCACGCTCCTTTCAAAGTTTACAGTTTTTTGAGTAAAATAATACCTCCTTAAGTATTATATTTGGAACAATAACTGCCCGCATCCTTGTAAAAAGTACTGGAGAACTATTTAGAAAGGAGAGAGAACATGGCTAAAAAGTCAGCACCGGCCAGAACACCAGAAGCAAGAGAAAATCAATTAATCAACCTTGCAATGAATTTGGCAGAAAAAAAACTTAGAGATGGTACGGCATCGTCCCAGATCATCACAACTCTCCTTAATTTGGGGACTGCAAAAGCTCAATTGGAGAAAGCAAAAGTTGAAAGTGATCTAAAGGTTGCCGAAGCAAAGATAGAAGCAATGAAATCGAGCGAAGATGTTAAAGAATTAATGTCCGCAGCTTTAATGGCAATGAAAAGTTATCAAGGTTTAGCCATAGAAGAGGAATACGATGATGAAGACTATTAAAACATATTCTGAGTTGATAGAAATCCCATCGTTTGAAGACCGATTCGAATACACTAAGCTCGGTGGAACAGTTGGGGAAGAAACGTTCGGTGGTCATCGATATTTAAACCAGATACTCTACAAATCTAGAGACTGGAAAACCACTAGAAGAGAAGTTATACTTCGAGATGATGGTTATGACTTAGCACATGAGGATTACCCCATTGCTGGAAACATTTACATACACCATCTTAACCCAATTACAATTGACGATATTCTAGAGAAGAGAGATTGCGTGTTCGATCCAGAATTCCTAATCTCAACTTCCTTGAATACCCACAATGCAATGCATTACGGGGATAAAGATATTCTGGCAAAAGGGCCAGCAATAAGAACAAAAAACGACACATGTCCATGGAGGTGATAACAATGGCAAGAACATCTAAAGTAAGAGAAGAAGTAATTGAGGAAACTGAAGTTATGGAAACCGCTACGTCTCCGGTGATTGAGGAGACATCAGCCCCGAAAGCTGAAAAAGTATATGGGGTTATAGCCAATTCAAAGTTCGTCAACATGCGTAAGACTCCAGAGATTAAGAGTGGTAATGAGCTCCAGATTCTTCAGGAGGGCGACAAGGTCACAGTTCTCGGTGAGTCCGAAGGTTTTTACAAAATCAAGTTTAAAGGCGTGACTGGATACGTTGCTGTGGCTTACTGTATGAAAGAGGTGTAAACAATGGATGGTATACTTTCATCGGTTAAAAAACTTCTTGGACTTTCTGATGAAATCACAGTGTTTGATCCAGATTTAATCATGCAGATCAACGGTGCCATCTCGATACTTACGCAGATCGGTGTTGGACCACCAACTGGTTTTTCAATTACCGGCAACACAGAAACGTACGCCGACTTTCTTGGGGAGAAAGAGCCAAACCTTCAATTGGTTAAACTCTATCTATTCTACAAGACCAAGTTGGGATTTGACCCGCCAACAAATGGATCAATTTTAGAGAGTTTGAAAGAGATGATTAAAGAGGCTGAATGCCGCTTAAGCTATCAAGTTGATCCAG